ATATTCATGTATTTAAGACTATATAGACCTGTAATTTCTTTGCTGTTTTCGGGGCATTCTATACATGTTTCCTGATTAGCAAAATCACCTTCGCATCGGAGGTGTAGTTCCTTGTCTTTTCTAGTAATTTCAATTTCAGAACCAATGTTTGACATATCACGGCATAACCTCTGGAAGTCTGCGGAAGGTAGTATAGTATTGCTCGTCATAGTAACATCTGGTACTTCGATACGACTTTCATTTATATCCAAAAGTTTAAGTTGAAATCGGGTACTTGTTTTCTTAGTCTCACTTATGATCTCAATATCCATATATTCCTTTGAATTAATCTCAATTTTGAGTACATCATTGTTCGTAATCGTCTTTAAAAGTTTGAAGGTATTTGAAATGTTAATACCCGCGATAATTTCATCTTGCTCACAATGATATTCTTCAAAGTTATCAGCTGAGAGGAACATATCAATGAGGGATGTCCTTGCGGTGTCAAGGGTCACAATATACATACCACTTGGTTTAAAATAAACATTAACATCGTTAAGAATATCTTTCAAAACTTCAAAAGTGGACTTTATAGCGGATGCTTGTATAGTTACCAACTTCATAATTACTAATTTATCCGCGTTTTTTCTTTAAATCTGTTGGTTATATGCAACACCTTTACTGACATCCCTGTTAATTTTTTGTTCCAGTTCATTTGTCATAGCTGGTTGTAAAGACTGTCCATAAGCGTCCAGTGAAAACATCTCAGAATCATTCTCTTCGTCATCCAGACCGGTCATAGAGCATCCTGTACTAAATCCCCAGTTGGATACCTCTTTATTGGGAAGAAGTGAGTCTAACCAGTTTTTTATTTCTGAACCAACAAGAACTTTACCATTTTTTGTTAACATCGTGGGGACTCGTGTAATCTTATTCCTGTAGGCAGGTGGAATACCCTGAGTATTTATATTATGGTAATGAACAAGTTGCTTCAATTGTGGTTGTCTGTTTACATATTCAATAACTTCCATGGAGTGTTTGCACCTTGGGCTATATATCAGTAGAGACATCTACTATGTATATGGTATTTTGTAAAAAAAAATTAACGCATAGTAGTAAAGATGATGAATTGGTCTTTAGTGATCCTTCTTATTGTTATTGTCCTGTTACTTACGGTCAAGCGTGAACCATTCACTGAAATGTTTGGTTTTTCAGGACACAGCAGACCAACTGGGCGTGTTCGCTTTGACGATTCCAAACCCGATTTGACTTCGTACCGTCAGGCGGAAGCTGATGTTAATAATGACATGATGCAAGAGTTTGTTCTTCAAACCAATAAAGAAATTTCCAAGCGTACAGGTCTTTGCACGTACATCATAGAGACCATCGCAGTTAAAAAGTATATTGCACCAACCACTAACACCGAAGGTGCGCCCGTTTCACCAGGTAAGAACGATGTTTACGAGGCTGTTTTTATGACTGTGAAGAATAAGGGTTTTGCATTTGGTTTCACCGTTATAGCTTATTTTGAAGTTACAAATAGTGGTGCGATTACATTGAAATCTATTCGCACCCAGCCACTTGATGTCGAGTCTGAGTCTCCCGTTTCTCCATTTAAGGGTGATCCATCTGGTAAAGAGTTTGTAAACTATGAACTTGTAAAAGAGAAAGCTGTACCAACCCTCGGTGAGTTAGAAATGGCTAAAAATAAATTACAGTAATTGTAATGATCAGCATCAATGACGTAACCAAAATTGATGAAAAGAGAAAACAGATAAAAAAAGAAACATACAAACGAATATACGAACAGTTTTCTCGTAAAATAAAACAGTCTGTAGAGCTTGGTCACAAACAGGTATTTTTAACAGTACCCACATTCGTAATTGGATGTCCCACTTTTGACAGATCAGCTGCAGCGCGATACGTAGCACGTCAATTTACACTGGGTGGATTTGATGTGAGACTCCTAAGTGAATATGACATATACGTCTCTTGGATTATACCTAAAAAGGTTAAAGTGAAAAATGAATCTGACGAACCCGACTTTCCAGACCTTATGAACTTGAAGAAGATGGCGGACAAATACAGGAGAAGTGCGTAGGAAGTTTAGTAATAAAAACACACTCAATGATAAATGGATAACTTAAATGTACTAGTCGAAGCAAAGAAGGAGTACCTTGGTCAGCTTTGCCTTATCATGTGTCCAGTTATGATTGACGTTTTCCAGGATATGTACAAAGAAGCTGTCACACTTTCCAAGGGAAAGAAGCCTCTTGTTATGTTTCAGAAGCTCCTAAAGGAAGTTCCCAACTGGTCTAACCAGATGTCTGCCAACCACACCAGCAACATCGCAGATCGTTGTGCTTGGTTCAACGACCTCCTGGCGGCAGTCTTTGTTGCCTGTACTAAGATTCTCTCCGCTGTTCGCCTAAAGTCTGATAACAAGAAGATTAGTCTCAAACTTCCAACTAATGAAGTATTCATTCAAACTTGCTACAACAACTGCGCTAAAGATCTATACCGTGATCCTTATGTATTCCACGAGGAGCAGAGCGAATACGCCAGGGATGATCAGCTTACTCTACGTTTCTGTACAGCCATTGAGAGCACAGTGAAGGAGTTGATTCCAGTTCAACAGATTCTTCAGACTTATATGTCACAAGAAACTCGTGATATTGATCTTGATGGTGATATTCAAGACACAGAGGATCCAGATGTGTTTGATGGTCCAATGGAAGAACCAGAACCAGAACTCCCTCCTATGGAAGAGCATCTCCCAGAGAACGAACCCATGATGGGCTCTGAGGATCAACAGATGCAGCCAACTGGTCTGGAGAATGAGTTTAAGACTGTTCCAGGTGTTCAAGCTCCACAAGCGGACTTTGACCCGGAACCCATGGAAGAACCTCAACCAGGAATGGGAATGGAAGGACTCCCTCCTCCTCAGGCTGAGACAGAAGATGACGGTGTTCTATTTGGTGATGCACCCGATCACCGTGTAAAAAAAACTGCGTATAATTAAATGGAGTTATCCGACTATCTCAGAGATCCAATTAATGCCGCTCTCATAGCCGCCGCTTTGACCGCTGGTTATATTCACGTCAAAGCTCAGCTTAACAATGAGGGTAAGTTAGAGCTTAATAAATATGCTAAGCCCGCCGCCCTAAATGCTATTTTGGTGTATTTCATCGTTTCTAATGGTATTGGACAGAGGGAGGCTATATCTAACGAACCTTTCTAACTTAAAGATTAAACCTTACATTTAAGAAAATGGCGTCTGTCACCGCGTTTAATGACATGCTCACCCAATTTCTTGTGGAATTGCACAAGACTTTTCCAGAGGAAAAAGGCATCAAGAAGATGACCGCTTCTTTCGAGATGATCAAGGAAGCTAACCCCCGTCTCGTTGTTGACGGTTTCATGAAGGGTGTCACCCCCTACGCAGACAAGATCTCTGCTAAGGATGAGTCCTTCCTCCTCGAGGAGATTGAGACTATTGATTTCCTTAAGGAATTGAACATCAAGAGCTACTGGTCTCGTATGAGTGAGGGTACGAAGTCTGCCACTTGGCAGTATCTTCAGACTCTCTACATGCTTGGAACTACTATCAATTCTATCCCAGCGGATACCCTCTCCCAAATTGAACAGATTGCAAAGGGTGTAGCTGACAAGATGCAGACAGATGGTGGTGAGCTTGACCAGGATGCCCTTATGCAGATGATGGGTAGTATGCTTGGTGGTCTCAACAAAAATTAAACCTCATGCTATATTAAATGAAGGTTTGGTTTGACGATCCTCAGCAACTTACTAGATCTGATGAGGTTTTACAGTTCTGGCCTAATAAGGAACAAACTCCAGAAGACCGAATCAACGCAGCTTCTCGTTTTATAATTTATGCTACTTGCATCATTTATGTATCTCGTCGTGACCCAAGGATCTTTGTCCTCGGTGGCACTATTCTGAGTGTTCTTTATGTTATGTACAAGTCTAAAATGATCAAGGAAGGATACGGTATAAGTATGACTGGTGATGAACGTGGTTGTCAGATGCCCACTGTAGACAATCCAATGGGTAATATACTTATGACTGATTACACAGATGCCCCTAATCGTCTCGAAGCTTGTTACGCCTCTTCTGTTAAACCTTTTATCAAAAGTTATTTAGATGATCGTATTCCATACGATGCTGGTAGATCCAGATCTTCCCACCCCCAATATCAGCGAAACGCATCGGCTCGTCAGTTCGTAACCGCCCCAGTTTCAAAAATCCCAGGCGATCAAACCTCCTTCGCAGAGTGGTGTTATGGTCCAAAAAATGGACGCGATTGCCGAACTAATCCAGAGATGTGCAGCCCCAACTCAAGGGGGGTTCAGTTAGAAGCTTTCGCGGGTCTTGATACTTCTGGTGATAGCCGAGTTTCTCATCGGGGATATGGTATTGGACCTTCTTAATATAAATATTCTCATGTAATAATAAATATGGCATACCAATTACAACCTGGTCTTGCAATAGTTGAAAATGCTGGCGCTCTCCCACCCGTGAAAGCAACCGAGGAAGTTTTTGTCTATCCTCAGCCCAGTAACCTTAACTACTGCGACAGCCGTCCTAACACTATGCTTTATGGCACCGCTCCCTACATGGCAGGAAAAGGTGCCCCAGCCCGATTTATCGAGACAAGTGATGAACTTCGTCCTCAATCTACCTCTCGTTTTAACAAGGTCGTTGTACCTACTTATGAACGTAACCTCTTCCCACTCACTAATATGGAATGTAAGGTTCCCCTTCGAACCTTAAGTTACGAACCATCCAGTACCCGCGCTGATCTCCAGAACGGACTCTTTCATCAGAGATACGCTAATAAAAATATCAATAAGAAGTAAGAATGGCAGATCCCATTTCACTTGCAGCTATTGCTGGTTTAGTTTTTGCTGGTAGATCTTTGAGTGTTAAGAGTAAACCAGAACCAGTCAAGCCTCTAGTAAAAGAGACAACAGGTTCGTCTCCCGAAATAATTGAACGTACTGTTGAGTCTGACATGGGTGGTGGTCTCCTTTCAGACGTTCCCGATTTCTATGAGCGTCAGTTTGAACCACGCGTTGAGGTAGCCTCTAAAAGGGAAATGGAAAGTTTCGCTGATATTGGTATACAACAAAGAAGTGGTGGTCAAGAGATTCTCAACATGAGAAATCGTATGTATGATACTGGACGTATGAACAATCTTTCCCCCGTTGAAAAACAGATGGTTGGTCCAGGTCTCGGTCTTGGCGCCGATACTCCAGCAAGTGGAGGTTTTCAGCAACTTTTCCGGGTGAATCCCATTAATGTTGGTGAGTATAAGCTTACCACACTTCCAGGTCGATCTGGTCCAGCTGCAGATGTTACCGGTGGTCGCGCGGCTGTTGTTGGTCAACTTACACATAATAAGCCAGAAACTACTGCTCACCTTCCAACTCGTCTCCCTAATATGCCCGGACGAGCTCAGGGTATGTCCGGTGCAGTTCCTAGGGCGAGTCATCAGAAGACTATGAGGACTACTAACCGCTCAGAGACCGGTCTTCGTTCGGACGGTCTTGGATTTAATGGCGCTAAGCGTTTTATTTCCGCACAGACTATGACTCAGGATCCCACAAGGTTTAAGAGTGACCGCAACGATTTACACTATGAGCATTACGCACAGGCTACTCCAGGTATTACCAACTTTAAGGGTGCTTACGAGAATAGTGTCGCTGCTAAGATTACTACAAAGAACAATGAGGAGCTTATGAAGTACGGCTTCCGCCCCGAGGATCGCCGCGGAAAGGTGAATCGTATGGGTAATAAGGGTAGGATGAATGTAAGAGAGAGTGCCCTCAAGCAGGGTGGCGCCCTTACAGCTGTTCGAGCTGATACTACACGAGTTGACGGTCGTTACGGTACTCCCAACGGTGGTTGGACTCAACAATATCAGCAGAAACCCTACCATCAGCTCAACGCGTACAAGGGTAACGAAAATCCCAATTCCAGAGACTTGGGTCTGGCGGCGAGGGTGCTTCAGCAGAACCCCCTGTCCACTCAACTTTATTAATTTTAGATGAATAGTTAAACAAAAACACTCATTAAAATACTCTGCATATATTTTAATGAAGGTTCATACCCTAAATATAGATAGTAGTCAACGTGACACATCTGTCTACCCCAATTCTAATAGTTATGTGATCACGTTAGAAAATCCTATATATGATGTCGAAGAAATACGTCTCATTTCTGGTCGCATTCCAACACCTCAAACACCTTCACCCAACTCTCTTATTTTGAAATTATCTTCAGGTTCTGACGAGTTCAATCAATCTGTATATGCAGGAACACCACATTATACCGGACATATATTACTTGATGGAACAACTACATTAACATTTAATGGTTCAGATGATCCTTTTGTACATCGTTTTCATTCTGGTTCACAGAAAGTTATAACGGAATTAGGACTTGATTTTTATTACATGAACAGTGGTGTTCTTACACACTATAAAGATGCTGGTACAGACCATATTTTGAAGTTTGAAATAAAGTGTTCTACAGATAAGTTAGAGGGACTTCCAAAGGTTCCCTTAGAAGTTGTTGAAAAGACGTTGCCGCCACCAATAAGTATCCCTGAGATGGTAGTTGATACTTATGAATGGAAAGACTATGTTTCTATTGCTATTATTGTATTTTTTGGAATGGTGCTACTCCTCCTAATGAAGCGCAAACCCAAGCTTAGCGAGTGATCGCGAAGACGGGCTGAGCAGGCTTGGAAACGCGAGTGGAGATCTTGGAGATGATCATGTAGACCGCGATGGAGAGGAGGGTAGTAAGAATAGCGGTAAGGCTGTACTGGACACCACCGTTCTTGGGGACGCGGATCACCTGCTGGATGAACCAACGAACAACATCCATCCACGACATGGCAGCCGCGAAGGAGAAACCTGCAACGATGGAGTTAAGGGACTGAGTCTCGAGCTCCTGGGAGACGAGGTTAACGGTCTTGATGGCTTGGGCGGTCATGTCAGACATGGTGTATAATATACCTTATCATTAGAAAATATTACTCGGGTAACAAT